AAACTAGCACGGATAAATAACTTAGTTGATAACAATAAAAATCCAGAGCACGAATCACTTGAAGATTCCTTCAAGGATATGGCTAACTATGCAATCATTGGACTGCTAGTTCTGAGAGATAAATGGGATAAGTAAATGAAAGTTATAGTCTGCGTATCAGATTTGCAAGTGCCTTACCATGATAGGAAGGCAGTCTCTGTCCTTTCCCGTTTCATTAAGTCTTATAAACCTGATGAAGTAGTATCAGTCGGAGATGAAATGGATATGCAGACCATTTCTAAATGGAGTAAGGGAACTGATTTAGAACACGAGAAGTCTATCGGTAAAGATAGAGATGAAACATATCGTGTGTTAGAATCATTAAAGATTAAACATATGATTCGTAGTAATCATACGGATAGATTATTTAATACTATTAAGATGAGAGCACCTGGACTCGCAGGACTACCTGAATTAGAGTTAAAGAACTTCTTGAAACTTGATGACTTAGGTATTACCTATCATGAAAAACCATACGAACTAGCACCTAATTGGTTGTTGCTACATGGTGATGAGGGCAATGTCCAGCCTACTGCTGGTGCTACCGCTCTTGGATTAGCCAAGCGTGCTGGTATGTCAGTAGTCTGTGGTCATACGCACCGCATGGGTCTCACACATTATACACAGTCATACTTCGGTGGTCATCCAAAGACTTTATGGGGTATGGAAGTCGGCTGCTTAATGGACTTTAAGTTCGCTAAGTATGTAAAGGGTGGGCTATTCACATGGCACAAGGGCTTTGGTGTCTTGTATGTAGATGGAAATAAAGTTATACCACATCTCGTTCCAGTAAATATGGACGGGTCATTTGTATTTGATGGAAAGGTTTGGAAATAATTTAATATGGATTGGCAACGCATTGAGAAGTGGGACTATGTAGTGGTCGCTGTCGCCTCTGAATACCATAAGAAGTTTACTATGGTAGAGATGGAAGACATTAAACAATCACTGTATCAATGGTTCGTTGAGCATCCAAATAAACTTGATGAATGGGAAGCGATAGGTGAGAAGGATGCTAAGAACTTAATCTATCGTTCACTTAGAAATCAAGCATTAGATTATTGTCAGCGTTGGAAAGCCAAGTCAGTTGGCTATGATGTTGCTGACTTACATTACTATGAGCCAGTAATTGTTGAGGCTATCTTACCAGGAGTATTGCGTGGTGAGTATGGTGTAAGTCACAAGTTAAATCTAGGTGGAACTAATCGTCCACAAGCACCAGCCGAAGGCGGTAACTTAAATGTAATGATGTTTGAGATTGACTCTGCGTATTACAAGTTAAGTAAAGAGGATAGAAAATTACTATTCTTGCGACACGCAGAGTCTCTCGACTTCAAGGAGATAGCGAACTTCCTTGAATTGTTTAGCGAGGATACTGCTCGGATGAGACACAAGCGAGCAGTTAAAAGATTAATAAATAAGATAGGTGGGTTCAGACCATATCTTGAAGAAGACTCACCCGATAAAGAGAAGTCCGAAGTAGACGAAGTAGAAGAAACTAATCACGCCGCCAATGAACATGAGTGGCACGATGATAGGGGCGAGGAAGATAAGCAAGTTAGTTAGTCTTCTCATCCCACATCCATTCCTGTTCCATTGTGTCTACCCATAGGCTCTCGCCGTAGTCTGCCCAAAACTTTGCTAGCATTTCATCTTCTTCATCTTGTTCAGTAATGCCAGGTGGTCTGTTATTCATCATCGCCCCACATTCTATCAGGTTCACCGCACACACAATGGCGTTCTTGCTCACCACAATCATCGCATTCATCTGCTATTCCTAAAGCAACATCGTCACCCATTAACCACATAGGCTCAGCCATGTTGCTTGCTTCTTTCAGGCAATGTATATTTATACATGGTTACACTACCTTCACTGTCACTAAATAAGTTATCGAAGTTACCATCAAGCAGTCCATATAAATCTTCATTAGAAAAATCTACATCGACATCTAGTTGTAGTTCGAATTTAATTGTCTCAAATGTTGTCATGCTATCCTTTCCAATATGGTTTACTCTTAGTCTTTACTGCTATTAGTTCTTTATACTGCCGTTGTCCTGCGTCCATAGCAGAAGCATACCTGTCCAACCTAGCAATTATTTCCTGCGCTAAATGATATGACTCTAACTTCTTGAAACCAAAGCCCATCAATGTATCCACAACCTTGTCGTGTCTATCGCTATGATACTTCAGCACCATTGTCATCCTCTTCATCTATCCCAAACATATCAGCGAGCATTTTGTTTGCCTCTTCTAATATCTTAATTGCTGTGTCCACTTATCCTCCTGTCGAGTAGAAGCCTGTCCCATTAAACTTGATTGGAACTGCGTTGTATTCTCTACGCATTTCCCTACTGCATTGTGGGCAGTCAACTACATTATCTCTGTCGTCTACACTACGAGATAATACTAACTGTGTCTTGTCGTCAAGACATCTATACTCATATGTTGGCACTAGAACTCCCAACTAATCCAAAAGAATACCAAGTCTAAGTCAAAGGTATATTTATTTAGACCGAAGCCTATGCCTATACCCCTAAAGTTATAACCTAAACTTAGGTAAGACCTGCCTATCTTGAACTGCTTTACCTTAGATAATTTCATTAGTCTATCCTTTCTGCGTCGATTGGTGTCGGCGCTGTTGCTCTTGTGCCACACATAGCACACTCCATATCTAGGAAATACATATCTATATCTCCGCTATCGCTATCGAACTTAACCTTTAGCGACCATACATTACAACCACATGGGCATACCGAAGTTGGATTACCTCGTATGTCCATAGCATTATTGTAATCCTTTGGTTTCATATCATAGATACTCTTGTATCTCTTCGGTTTCATTAGTGATAACCCTTCTTCTCAAAGAACTTCCAAGCATTACAAGGGGTGTCATATCTGTGGTAGATATACTTAAGCCCTCTGTCAATCTGAATTGTTGCTGGTAAGTTAGGGTCTAAGCCTAGTAATTGTGGAATACCGCCAGCATTCTTACCCATTACTTTAATCTTATTGTATGCTTCGGGTCTCCAATTACTTTCCTTAGTCCACAATTTTACAAGGCACTTGTATTCTTTGTAATGCCAATCAAGTAGTTGGTCTAGTGCGTAGGACTTACTGTCCTCTACTGTCCACTTCTTCTCTTGATTTTCTTTTAGATACTTATTGGTTGCGTCTTTTATAGGGAACGCAGAAGCAAAGCCGAGCACAAAAGCAAGTGCGATTGATACTATAACTCTATACTTGTTTCTCATATCTTTCCTCTCTGTCGAACTTTATTCTATCCCTCACCTTATTGGCAAAGGTAATCTTCTTGCTTCTATCGAAGCCGAGTATTGGCAATTCGGCAGCAAGCATTCTTTCACCTGCCATAACACCGCCCCATACTCCATGCTCTAAGTTATCCTTACGCATACCTTCTTCTAAGCACAAGTCTTTAACACTACACATATCACATATCTTTAGTGCTTGTATAGTTCTAGCGATTAACATCTCACTCTCTTTAAGAGAAGGTCTACCCGACCTATCCTGTTCTACTTCGTCAGAGAACCACAGGTCAGGGTCATCGCTGTTGCGACACAATCCATTCTTACTTAGTATATCTTTATTCTCTTTACTGCCACGATTGACAGTATAGTAATTCCAAAATGATGCTTGACCCTTCTTCATATCTATCCTCTGCTATAAACTGGTGCGCATACTGCTTGTATAGTAGCGTTCCGTAATTGTATAGCCCATGCTTGGGCTTCTTCTAAAGTCTTAAATAAACCATAGGATACCACGCCATCTTCGGTATCTGTAAGTGTAATGTATCCTTCTAACCATGAGCCAACAGGTTCATGATTAACTACGATATCTTGTGATGACATGGTATCCTTTCGGTTATTAGGTATATATTAGGCAGAGAACACGACATCGACATATCCGTCAAGTCGTGAGTGGGTAGCAATAAGACCCTTCTTACCTGTTAAATGTTTGTATGTGCCGTCGCCTAGCGAAACCCATACTGACTTAGGCTTAAAGCGTGTCTGTCCTACGCTAGCCTTTACAATAGTTCCACGAGGATAGAAGTCATTGTCCATATCTAGTGGAAGTGAAGCGAGTTCATCTACAATATCTTGTAGAGAGTAAGCGATACTTGCTAGGTAATCGCTATTGATTGTCGTGATTGACATATCATTACCTTTCATTGTCGTGTTATCTACCTAGCACCTTACTAGATAGAGGGTGAGCAGTTTAATGTCGTGCTCAGGACAATCCGCTAACCACAATCAAGGGCTAGAAGGAATACTAGAAGTCGAGTGGCTCTTTACTATACCACTTCGGTGAGTGCCAATTATCTTCTGATAAGTAGCGATTTATATACTGCTGTTCTTGGACTATGGAGAACTTGTCGGCTTCATTGTAGCACATACAATCTGTCATAGTCATACCGCAATCGAAGCAGTTCATACACATGTCGCAGTAGTATGGGTTATCTTCCATATCTACATCTTCATCACACCACATACACTTGGCTAGTATATCGGCATTGTAATCATCTAATTCCATACTACCACTTATGCTCTTGTCGAGATAGTCATCATACCCATAGTAGTTAGTGTATGAAGTAGTGCGTGGCGTAGATACTGTGCGCTTGTGTGATTGGTTAGACCACCACACACCACTATCGTCCCATGTGCCTAGACTTTCGTTAATAATATACATGGTGTATTTGGCACTAGGGTCTAAGGTCATGATTGCTACCTTACTACCGCTAGACCAAGACGACACCATATCATATACATATTCGTCATCTAACGCAGACACACCGCCTAGTCGTGGCAGTAATTCTTCTGCCATAATACGAGTATCACTACGCTTATCACCTTTCGGTATATGAATATCTAACACACCATTGTGAGCGAGATAAGTCAAGTCGCTATCGCCTACCTTAAATGGGTGGCAATTCTGTTCGTTCTTTACCCCATGAGTAGCATACCTAGCGTGCCACATAGCGTAGCCTTCGGGATACTGCTCACGCAGTTCTAAGAACCGCTTGACCGACTTCTTCGCAGACATACTGCGTTCAGATATAATACCTTCGGGTGTCTGTATCGCAAAGCCAAAGCCATGCGGATTACTACACGCACCATTGTGTAGGTCATCTTTACTCGGTGTCGAGTTCGGATTACATACTACCAATAGACACATAACTACCCCCCTTACGCATTTATCATCTCTATATTCTTTAGATTTACATGAGATACTTTGGACATACGCTCATATAAATTAGGGTAGAAACCATTGTTAGTTTCTACATAGTCATAGAACCAATCCCACTTTAACATGCCTAACTTAACATCTGCTAGGGTCATATCTCTAGTGTATTCTATGCTTGCGTGTGCTAGTTCGATAGCACTAAGAACACCGCTAGGTTTAGTAGTTCCCCTAAAGAACCGCAGTTCTAGCGTGTGTTCGTTCTGCGTATTGACCGCAGAATATCTTTCGGTGTGGCTTCGTCCGTCTAACTTGTGCTTGACGGAGAAGTATGGTCTATCGTATTCGTCATACTGCCACACATCATTAAACTTCGCATAGTCAGACTTACGACCTGCGAACTTCATCATCTCAGGTGCGTTCTTATAGATAAGCGTTAGCCACCTATGCGTATGCGCACCACTCTTAAACCCTGCTCTACTTACATGGACATGGATACCGCAATTATCTGCGTCCCATGACCTTGCTTGCTCACTATCACGCAGATACTCTAAGCCTTCCCATAGGTTAGACATCTGACTAATCCAATGACCGAAGGATAGTGGGTGAGATACTAACTCGAAGCCAGCATATCCACCCCTACCAATACTACTATCATCTTTAAGGTAGATACTATCGCCTACCTTACTTTGGATATACTGCGCACTCTCTCGCAGATTACCCGACCTAATCTCCATCTCTAACTCTAGCCCGAAGTATAGGTTATGCTTATCATTACCGAAGAACTGTGGGCTAGGCTTGTATGAGTATTGGTGGATTAGGTTAGACCTACCACCACTACCTTCACCGCACCCTTCACACTCTCTACTAAAGTATTGGTCGCAATCTTCGCAGTATGAACCTTCATGCTCATAGCAACCTTCGCACCAATACTCACCCCTATCTTCGATATGATACATACTCTCACTATCGGAATATGTATTGCTACATCTCTCACAATAGTTCGTGTGGTTCTCCCAACAAGTTTCGCAGTAATCACCGATACCTTCTACATAATGGGTATTGTCGTTCCATGTATATTCTTCGCAGTTATTACACCACGCTCTACAATCTTCACATAGTAGAGTATCATCTACGAACATCAAGTCATCTTCGTTAGTCGTGGTATAACTACATGAACCGCACCCATATTCAGTAGGTTCTTCATCATCTATCGGCATATCATCACCCCCTTGTAGCCTATATTATAGCACCTTGCTATAACCTAGTCAAGCACCTTTACTGTGGTGTTAATCACACTATCGGCTATCTTACTTCTTAAATCTTGTATCTCTAATTCTAGCACCCTAAAGTCGTTGCGCTTGTGGCGTTCTTCTTCGGTGCGTAGTGCTTGTCTGATTACTATAAGTTCTCTATCGGACAATTCTAAGGTTATCATAGTTCGGCTTCTTCATCTACTTCTAAACCTTCGTTTAGCCTATCTTCCATACCGAACTCATAACCGCTATACCATACCGCAGTTAAGCGTTCTATCATATCCGCCATAGCAGTATCGTAATCTATGAAAGAATTAGGGTCAAGTGCGAGAATATCCTGCGCTTGTCTAGCCAATTCTTCATTAACTAATTCGTATAGGTCGTCCACTTATCGACCCCTATACTCTAGGCGACCTTGTAATCTATTCACTCTAGCAACTAGAGCGATAATCGCTAAGGTCTGAACTGCTACTAGTATCTCTAGCAACATATCTTATCCTTTCGTTATGGCGTAAGTATATCATACCTACGGCTACAAGTCAAGTATCCCCGACTTATGGCGTGTCGTAGTAGGGTATCGAACCCTAGAGAACCCGAACCTATCGGCTACGACTATCGGTGTCTAGTTATACTCACCGACCAACTTGCGATAATTCTGCGCTTGTTCTGCTTCGAATTGTAGTCTGCGTTCTTCTAACGCAATAGCCCGCAATTCTGCTTCGGTTAGTGGGGCAGGGGTAGCAGGGGTAGCGACTTGCGCAGACTTGCGACTACGCTTCGCTAACTTAACCGCAGGGCTATCTTCGACCACCGCAATTATGTTGCCCGACTTATCACGCACCACGACTTCGCTAAACTTGCGTGAGCGTGAACCCTTCCACGCTACGCTAGCCCTAACTTGTCTAGGCGGTGTGATAATGCTACCACTAACCCCGAAGGGGTTATATGGCACTATCCTATCCTTTCGCTAGTGGTTAAGTAATCTAGTGGGTCGCAGGGGTCGTGATACCATAGGCGACCTACTGCTACTAGTAATCTAATCAAGCCCTACGACCTACTAGACCACTTAACCTTATTTAGTTTTGATTACTGCGTAATTCTATCGCACTAATTCCGATTTAGCAACTCGACACGCCATATATTCGGTGTGATTTAGTTCACACGATTTAGGCTACTTATCCGAACTGCCTAACCTTTATTTAGTTTTGATAGTGCCTATCTTACACGACCAACAAGCAGAAGTCAAGTCGTGTCGGTGTGAGATACATCACATCTAAACTAGGGCGCATTATACCACGACACCCCGAAGAAGTCAAGTCTATATGGTGTGATATAGGTCATAGAACATATGTTCGATTACTGATGGGTAATATAGGTAGGGCGACAATACGGACATATAGAACATATAGGGCAGATAGTCATGAACCGCATATTTAACACATAAGGGTCAAATAGTTATATTCTACACAAAATACACTAATCGGACATAACACTTACCCCCTAGAATATGTCGATATGTCTATATGTCGATATGTCGACAATTTGAGGGTAGGGTTATTAAGGTTCGCATGGGGGGAGGTATATAGTATCCCGTATAAATTTTCTGTTATATAGCCCCCCTATATAGGTACATATAGGTATAAATCGGACATTTTAAAAAATATTATCACCCAAGTTGTTCGGTTTTACTAAATGAACAGGTTATCTATATATGTAATATAAATTCCATATATAGACGGAGTCGCTCCGTTTAAGACTCCGCTCCTCCTATATAATATATTATATATAATATATATAATGGGTGAGGTCTGTCCGTTAAACCTTACCGTTAAAACACCGTTTTTAGGAGTAGTAGTGGGACGCAAACCAGGCAAGCAGAACATCCCTAAGGATGCTGCACAAAAGCAAGTTTTAGAACTTTTATCTCAAGGCACGACCATCACCGACGCTATGGCTGCGGTGGGTCGTAACGATGTCACCTTCCGCCAATGGTCACTTGTTGACCCTGACTTCAAGGCTGAGGCTGACAAAGCAAGACTTGCTGGTAAAGGTGTCAAGGCTGACATGGCCAATCTGAAGGATATCTCGTTTGAGGAGTTCTCCGAGCAATTCCTAGACACTAAGTTGTTCGACCACCATAAAGACTGGGTGGACCTTATTGAAGGTCGGGAACCCCGTTGGCTCCATCCTGCTATGACTTATGAGCCTGCGGCCAGCAACCGTATTCTTATTAACGTACCACCTGAGCACGCCAAATCTACGGTCATCACGATTAACTATGTGACCTACCGTATAGCCACTGACCCTAACGTCAGAATCATTGTAGTCTCTAAGACTCAAGGCATGGCACGCAAATTCCTTTCAGCCATCAAAACAAGGATGAGCCACCCTAACTGGACTAAACTTCAGATGGCCTTTGGCCCTAACGGTGGATATAAGGCTGACTCGCAGACTTGGTCTGCTGATATGATTTACCTAGGCTCTGGTCGTGATAGCGGCGAGAAGGACCCTACGGTTCAAGCATTAGGATTCGGGTCACAGATTTACGGTGCTCGCGCCGACCTGATTATCCTAGACGATGTGGTGATGAACTCAAACTCTCATGAGTGGGAAAAGCAAATTGAATGGCTTCAAAAAGAAGTCATCACCCGTTTGGGACGGCACGGAAAACTACTTATAGTAGGAACCCGTGTCGCCCCTGTAGATTTATATAAGATGATACGAGATGGCGACCAATGGACAGGTGGCAAATCTCCATTCACATACTTCTCTCAGCCAGCCGTGCTGGAGTTTGACGAGAAGCCTGATAACTGGAAAACACTTTGGCCTTGGACTGATAGAGCCGAAGGTGAAGTGGACGAAGCAAATGAGCAAGGATTATTTCCAAAGTGGGATGGACCCTCGCTCTTTACTCGCAGGTCTGAGGTTGCTCCGTCAATCTGGGCTATGGTCTACCAACAAGAAGATGTCGTTGAAGACTCCATCTTCCCACCAACCTGCGTCGCAGGAAGTAGTAATGGAATGCGCAAGCGTGGACCCCTCAAGGCTGGAACGCCAGGCCATCCAAAGCATGTTGAAGGTACTTACACAGTTATAGGTTTTGACCCTGCTGTAACAGGTAGGTCGGCATTCGTAGCCGTAACTTACAACAAGGGTGACGGAAAAGTTTATGTTTTAGATTGTGTCAATATGGTTGACCCAAGCCCACAGAAAGAGCGTGCTCTTATTGAGGAATGGGTTGAACGATATAAGCCACAAGAGTTTAGAGTTGAAATCAACGCCCACCAAAAGGCGTATCAGATGGACACTGACCTAGTTCAGTATTTAGCCCAGTATGGATGTAAGTTAAATCCTCACTATACTGGAAAGAATAAATGGGACACATCATTCGGTGTGGCCTCTATGTCTGCCTTATTCGGCAGTCTAAGGGACGGTAGATTTCAAGATAACAACTTGATAGAACTTCCATCTAATGAAGGTTCTGAAGGTTTGAAATCTCTGGTACAACAACTAATCACTTGGAAGCCAGATACTAAAAACCCAACTGACTGCGTGATGGCACTTTGGTTTGCTATCATCCGAGTCCGTGAATTAATGCAACAAAGTTCTTTTGCTACTAAGTACTCAACTAATCGATGGGCTACTCGTAAACAAAAGGACATGAGATACTCCGTGAATTTAGATGAGGCCTTTGCAGAGCAATGGTCTGAAACTTATGGTTAGGATATAAATGGCACTTAATATTGAACAGATTGCTGCACGAGTTTCTTCTCTGAAGTACCGTGCATCAGAGCGTGATGCTCGTGCTGGTGATATTCTTTCTGTGCGCCAAGGCAAGATTGCTGAAGTATACCCAGACTTCTTCCCTGAGGGCGTAGACTCAAACGTAGTAGCAAACTTTATTGACATCGTAGCCCGTGACCTTTCTGAGGTTATGGCTCCGCTACCTGCAATTAACTGCTCTAGCGCCTCACAGGTTAATGACCGTGCTCGTAAGTTTGCTGACAATCGTACACGTATTGCATCAAACTATTTTAATCACTCAGATTTGCAAGTTAGCATGTATACAGGTGCTGACTATTATGTAACCTATGGTTTCGTCCCATTCATTATTGAAATGGATGACGAAGAAAAGATGCCTCGTATCCGCGTAGAAAACCCTCGGATGGCTTATCCTGAGTTTGACCGCTACGGACGATGCATATCTTTTGCTAAGGTATACTCACTAACTCTTGGAGAGTTGGCTGCTCAATTCCCTGAATACGAAGTTGAATTACTTGGTCGCTCAGGTTTCAAAAAAGACACCAACACCATAGTTGAAATTGTTCGTTACTACGATAAAGACCAATCTTTAGTATATGTACCAAGCCGTGAGAACCTAGTTCTTTCTCGTGCTAAAAACCCAGTTGGTAAGATGATGGTCGTTATTGCTAAGCGACCTACTATCGATGGAGAGATGCGTGGACAGTTTGATGATGTTATTGGTATCCAGTTGCTTCGCAATCGTTTTGCTATGCTTGCTATGGAAGCGGCTGAAAAATCTGTTCAGTCTCCTATCGTCGTACCAATGGATGTACAAGAACTACAACTTGGCGGAGATTCAGTTATCCGAACAAACAGCCCTGCAGGAGTACGAA